TTTCAGCTGCAGCTTGAACATTAGTTGTCAACGGCACGTCATTTTCATCCTTGGCTTGAGGAGTCCCGATATAGACACCAGGGCGTTGTCTAAATGTTTTACCATAAAGATATGGTATATTGATATGAGATAATTCCGTTTCGGCTGACACACCGTCAAATAATGGAGGATCAACTGTAACGACAGGATTTTGATAACCTGCGCCACCGTTACCAACGCTTACTGATTCTATTTCTCCGTTGGAATTTATAACGGCCAGAACATTAGTAGCAGGTGTTGTAGCAGCTGCATCAAAGATAGTAATTTCAGCTAGGTTTTCTTTAGTAAATGTTAATACTGTCGAAGCTGTGGCGGCCGCAGCAACATTTGTAGAATTAAGTTCAACCTCATCAGTGCCAGCTTCTGCATCTTCCAATAGAATGTGCAAAGTGAACGTATCATCATCTATTCTTCTCACATAATAAGTAACCAATACGTCTAAGTCATTAAATGGCCCAGACTTAGCTACATTTACTCTATCTCCTGTGACAAATCCATGATTCGTACTGGTTGTAAATTGATTATCTGTGGCTCCAGTTCCATCGGGAACCGTAGTGCTATTAGATACAGTTAATGACGAAGGTGTTAACGTCGTTGATGGAGGTGTTGTATATCCACTACCCTTTTGCACTATGTCAATGGAAGTAATAGTTCCACTGCCGTCAATATTTGCTCCTAAAGAAGCATTAGCAAATCGATATCCTTCCGGCTTTGGTCCATATACGCTACCAAAGGCTTTAACTAATATTGGAATATCTTCTATGCCAATAACACCAGGCTGAATACCTGGCATCGAAGACAGTGTAAATCTTGGAAAATCTTTATTAAGGTTATTATAGGTACCGTATGCTCTAATCTGTTGCTGAGGTCTTCTAAACCCTAGTGCTGGGTCTCTAAATGTTGCTTCTCGAGTCACGTCTTTAGCACCAGAATCTTTATGATCTCCTAATGCTGCTCGAGTATTTTCTAGTAGCAATAAGATTTCTCCAAAGAATATAAAGCCTGCAGGGTGCACTAATCGATTAAATACATTATCCCAGTCAGTTATGTTTTTACCGGTTTTAATTAGATAAGAATATTTTTGGTACTTATAGCTATCATGCAATCTAATTTTTTTATCTGATACAAATCCACGAGTTGTCGCAAATAATCCAGTACCTTCGTCGTAATCACTTGTTGATGGTATAAGGGTACTATCGTATGGTTTAACAATTTCTACAGGTTCGTTGAATAGTAGCCTAAAAAATGTTTCTACAGAATCAGAAGATCCTCTAATTTTATAAAAGTCGACTATTCTTTTGTATAGTGTATTTTTATTAACGTTAACATTAGATACGCTTCGAGGAATAGCCGCAGCAATTTCTTTCTGCATCATTTCTAAGTATTGATTTGTAGAGTCGATTTCACTATCAGAATTTTTATCAATATCCATTGCGTCTTCAATACTATTGAGAACATATGATGGACCTGGCCCAACCCAATTAGTAATTAGAGTTGTCAATTCTGCTTGTAATCCATTAAATGCTTCAAGACCATTTACAGTAAATGTTTTACCGATATCTGATTCACTAGCTCTAAGAGACCCCGGTAAATCGTTTCCGTTACTGATGGTAATATTTCTTAAATCTATGTCTACCTCCATAGATCTATTAACACCTACAAGTTTATGTGTGCTATCGCTTGGAACACCGCTTAAGGAAAGTCCGATAGGATCTCCGTTTGGCTCAGATGATAACTTAATTTGGCTTTTATAACTATACACAATATAATAGTAACCATGTTGGTTCAGTCCACCTATAGGCGACCCGGTAGCAAAATATTCAACTAATGCTCCAATTGGCATACCTTCTTGCTGTGTTTGGGTAAGGGTAATGCAGTGCAAAGTTTCATTTACAATGCTAGAAGAGCCTACAAATATTGAAGCCCTTGGTAAAAATTCATCGGGAGATGTAATTTTTAATGTTGAAAGATTACCGGTTTCATCAGTATAGAATTGGTTATTTTCACCTTTGTCATCTTTAATTCTAAATCTAGCTAATCCATCTAGGATTAAATCACTGTGTGTTTCTTCTTCATTGTATATAAATTCATGGCTATTCATAAACTCATAATACTTTTCTAACAACACTTTAATACCAGACTCACCTGAATCTTCTAATATTTCGCTAGGTATAACCTGCTCAACCCTTAAATTTTCTTTAGTTTTTTTTCTGCTAGAAGCTACTGCTTCTATATATCCAGGCGAATTATTTAAATCCATATTATCTGAACCTTGAGTTGGTAGTATAATCTATTGTTCCTGAAGCCCCTGCAGTAGAAATAGTATCAACTTCAGGAGTAATAGTTACAAAGCCTTGATCAACGCTTAATAGCTGATCTCGTTTTGGTGCTATATCTAAACTGTTAGGTGTAACAGTAATTTTAATATCTATATCAGCATCGGCGATAAAATTATTAAGCCTAACTAGGCCCTTAGATGGTGTAATAATTCCAGCATCGTTAAACGTTACTACGTTTTTACCATCTACAATCCTATACCCTATAATCCTTCTATCAGTTGATCCACTAATTGGAACATCACCAAAATAATGAGCTACGCCATTAACCATAAACGCTGATGACTTAAGAACAAAATCAGTACTAGTACCTGCTTCAAAAATAGGAGAAGCAAACGATAAAGTAAAATCGTTATCGCGAATACTTTGTTTAGCTTTAATCATTTGGAACATGTATGGACGCACTGTACTATTAAGAATAGCACGATCTGAATTATCAATTATTTTTAAAAGCTGAGAATATCTAAATACGCCATCAAACTTATTAAGATTATTAAAGTTATAATCTGATATAGCATCACGCACTACGCCCTGCAGGCCTGCTGCAGATCGATCTGTAAGGTTTGGATTATATTTAAAGAAAACATCAAGCTCTAAATTTGTAAAGTTAGGGTCTACAATTTCCGGCGTAATGGATACAATGTTCTTGCCTTTAAGTACAGAATTTATAATTGTATCTTTTTCGCCAATCGATAATCTTTCTTCTGTGATAGGCTTAATGCAAATGTATACCTTACCAAAATCCTGTGGGTCATTGTCTTCACCGCCCCATGTAGAGATGGAAGAAATGTTAGCAAATGACTTAAGAATAATAGCACGATAATCATCTGAGGTTACTGCCCTGTTCTGTGCAGTAAATGTCAATGGAGCATTAAATCGTATAGATTCAATTGTCTCTCGCGCAGAGCCACTGCCAGCTGGTGAAGTTGTTACAGGTGTTCCGTATGTAGCATCTATTAATTGACTACCATCTGGTTTAGCCAGTGTCCCTGTAAACTGAAATGTATCTGCGCCATTACTTTCTGCGCCGTGAGTATAAACATAATCTAAGGTTACAACGTTGTTATTATCAGGTTTATTACCAATAACATCGTCGCCAAAGTATACTTCATACTTTTCACTAGTATTTTCTTGAATATAGTAAATTAGAGATGTCGAATCTAAATTTAGTAGAGATTCAAAACGATTATAGATTAGTCTAGAAGTCGACCGATCATTAGATTGAACACTAACTCTAAGTGTTGAGACGTCTACGTCAGCATCTGGTATTTGGAATTTCTGACTTTCAATATCATTATCAACTCTAAATTTTACAGTCTTGTACGTTCCTTCAGCAATTTCTACATTACTAAATATAAATTTATTAGAAGCATTTTTAGTAACAGTAAAAGAATTAAGTGTTACATATTCGTAAGTTTCACCCTGAACAGTAGTGGTAAATTTAGTACCACGAGGTAGAGTTAATTCGGACGGCCGTTGAACTTCAGGAGTGGCTGACGCATCAACTTCAAATCTTATTGTGGCTCTTGGTGCAAGAATAGACCGTGGAACATAGCCCAATAATTTAGCACGAGTAACAACATTACCACGAATTTGTGCAGAATCAAGGAATGCTTCATTAAGAGAATAATGCGCGGCTACAGCATTATAATGTGTATTATATGCAAGTACATCAAGGAGGGTTGACAAACCACTACCTTCAAAATTATAGTCGTTAAATTCTGATTGCTGCTTTAAAAAGTTTTTTAGATTATCCTTAATCTGATCAAAATCTAATTCGGTTACATTTAAATTATTTGCCATATTTCTTTACCTTAATCGTTTTAGTACGACTTCAACATTAGCAGTTGAATCAAATTGTTTAATGTTAAACTTAACTGAAATCCTATATGCGTTACGTTCAGATAAATCTATTGCTTCAACTTTTATTACTTCTATTCTTGGTTCCTTTTTTAATACTCTTTTAATATTATCTTCTATTGCTAATTCAGTAATTGCGTCAGATGGTTCAAATAATAACCCTTTTAAATTGCCGCCTAGTCCAGCATTAAAGGGGCGTTCAAAAAAGTTTGTTAATATTAAATTTTTAACTGAATTTTTTAATGCTTGGTCATCCCTTAGAGGTATAATGTCTTTACGGATAGGATGCAATCTTAGAGATAAATCTAAATCCGAATATTGTTTATCTAGCGATACACCTGAAACTCTTTTAGTGTCAGTGCCAACACTTCTATCAGATAGAAATGCGGGTGAACTTATGTTATCTCCGTCTAATATATTAGCCATATATCTATTTATACCTCTTGTGTCGATGTATTTGCTATTTTAGCTTGTTGTCTTGCTACTGCTTGTGTACACGCTTCATCAAATGTTGTTACAATTCCATCATCTAAATATTCATCGAACCTTTCTCTTACTAAATCTACAAAGGTGGTGCCAATATATGGTTCTGCATCAGGATATTTTTGCAAAATCTTGGCCTTTTTAGTTTGCCATTCAGCTTCTGTATAGTCAAAATATTTTAACTCATCAAATGTTATACCATTGCTTTCAGCTATAGACTTATAAAACTCTGGATATATAATCGACATAATTTCAATAGCTTTTTTCTTACTACTACCAAACAGTGGTCCAATTTGTAAATGAATTAAATTTTTAAGTGTACCATTAGCGCGTTTAAGAGATCGACTTAAAACACGCATATTACCATATTCTAAATCAGATGGCGAAAGCTCTACTGGCTCTTCAGCAACTGGTGGTTCTTCTGGCACCTTAGGCTCTGTTGGTTGTTCCTTTACTGTACCATCAGCCGAAGCTTCTACGTTAGGAACTAAAGCACATATATCTGGCTTTTCAAAGCTAAATGGATCGTCTAATCCTAGATCACCAAGCAATTTATCCATGTCCAATGCTGCACCAAACTTTGCTTTTAATTCAGCTATAGACGCAGCTTTATCAAGAGGGTTGGTTAAACCTGTTAAATCACTCAACATGGATTGCAGGCTATCAACTTGTGGTAACTCAGGTTTAAAGGATTCTAAATCAGCTTTCATAGCATTTAACTTAGCTTCCATATCGCCAAGTAAATCTTTACCACCGCCAAGCAGTCCGTCTAATTCTAATTGTTTAGCCTTTAAATCATCTAAGGCTTTATTATTACCACATAAACTCATTTATATTTCTCCTTACCAAGTGGCGAGCTCGGCGCGCATCCAGGTATTAGTAGCTATGCAAACGTATATGTAATTAGCATCCCAAGCTATTTGACCTGCTGTGCCTGCTGCTGATGCAGACGCTGGTGTAAAAGTAGGAATTATTACAGGCCCAGTGCTAGTAATACTACCAACAACATCAATTCCATCTGTGTTAACTGTTAGCTTTCTATTGCCGTCGTATGTAACCTGTAAATTACCAGCCGTATTAGAAGTTAAATCATCAGGTGATTCGAACATTTTAATATTAGACCATTGCAATCCTTCGCTTGGTCCAGGGTCAGAAAATTTAAGATGATTAACACCAACAATATTATGGTTTTTCATATCTAACATATCCGCACAACAAAAGGACTCATCATCTTCATCTACCTGAGTAAATTTAATGCGCGTATTATAGTTAACGGTTATAAATCCTGGATCATCATGATCGTTTAGCGCGCCATTAGATGGTGCTGAATATGTTAAATGTTGTACATCTGATCCACTACCTGAAGCATTAGTAAATACGCGATTTATCGTAGTGTCCTCATAGAGATCTCGGATATTCTCATCCATCTCATTATAAGTTAGCGCACTACCTTTTGTTCCTCTTTTAACTATTGTCATTGTATTATCCCATTCTCTCCATAGTATATTCCAATATACGAAGTGGTTGTTCCTGGCGTGTCTTCCATATAATCGGTCGACACATAATTAAATAAATCTTCTTCAGCAGCGGTCAATGGCTCTGGAAACTGATAACATTGAGCCTCCAATGCAGCCTTAGCAGTAGCATCTGTTTCTGCTGCAATCTGTGCTAATAAGGATGCATAATTTGGTTTAGACATTTAACCTCCAGCGTTCACGTTACCTGAACCTTCTGCCGAAGCATTAGGAACCCAGCTACCGTGGCCACTTGTTGAATCACCTATACGATGAACACCCTTACCATTTATTTTTACTGTACTGCTTTTACCCACAGCTGAATCACCACAGCCAGTTGAATCACCTTGTCTTACAGCCTTTTTGCTATTAACATATACGTTAGGAGAACCAGATGCATAAGATGTCTTATGAAACGGGTTGGAGGTGGGACTTGCATGCCCTTGGTGCTTATCTCCTACTCTTGTTACAGCTGGCATCTTATTCTCCTATGGGTTTAAGTTAATATCTGGTCCACCAACAATTGTAATATCACCACCTGCTGTAGTATTCTGTTCGGCGCCGTATGTTTCAGTTACAACATCATCAATAGCTTGATCAAGTGTACCAGTAACACCAATAACTTGATTAGCATTAACACTTAACGTATAATTATCAAGTGATGTATGACCAAATGTACCAGCATTCATTATAGTCTTATTATTTAAAACAGTAGTGGCCATATTATTTGTAACAGATATTGTATTATCATTACCAACAGTTAATAGCTTATCGTTAATAACATTTGTAGTAGAGTTATTCATAACACTAAGGTTATCATCTACACCTACGTTAGTTGAACGGCTACGTACTATTTCTGTTTCACGGTTACCGCCAATCATTTCTTGTACAGAACCTTTAACGTTAACTGTCATATCCTTTTCTACTTGCAAGTGATAATTACCATATACCATTTGGCGAAGATCACCATCAACTGTCATATTACAGTTGCCGCGAATATGGATATTTTTATTATTAATTACAACTTCATAATCGTCACCAACAATTTTAACTTGTCGAGTGCCGTCGTTATATATTTCTTCGTACGAGCCAGAAGCATGTAAACGATTTGTACGCTCAAAACCTGGTGTATCGTCTATCTCTTCAACATGGCCACCCTCCGATTCATATACCTTATTATATGGATACTCTGGTATATGTTCATTCATGGCTGGTAGTTCTGTCCATGGTTGTTCTGTATAATAAGATGCTGCTTTATCTTCTGCTACAGACGACACCTTCGCTGGTCTTGCAGTCTGTACAGCAGGACGTTCTAACGACTCTCTTGCCTTCAACTGATTAGATTCTTCATACATCGATTCACGAGCAGCAAAGTTTATATCGGAATTATTTTGGTATTCGCCACGAGGGTACTCGTCAGCAGTAAAGCCTAAATCTTTACTACGTGGACTATTTACAGCCGCAATAGAACCTAATATAATAGGGTCTTGTGCTGATGGACCATCTCTAAAAAATCCAACTACCCATGAACCTTCCATTAATCCATGCGGTGTATCACCTATACCAGAAGTACCAGAAGACGTTGTAGGCATCATAACAGTGGCCCAAGGCAAAGCTTCAGTTTCAATATCTGATCTATTTTCCGAGTGATAACCAAAACAGCGTACTCGTACTCTATTCATTTCAAGAGGGTCAAGACGATCTTCGACTACTCCAGTAAACCAGGAGAACTCACCCCCTACGAACATATCATTTTGTAGCATCTAAATCCACCTCACTTGAATCCTTTTGTATTATTAAGTCTTGGTAAAAACCTTCTTTAAATCTATGGTTTATTTCAGTAATTAAATAAGTACCAGATTGTAATTTATCTATTCCTGCTCCACTAGCCTCATCTAATACTTTTCGTATTTCAATTTTTATTTTTTGGCCAACTCTTAAATCAAAATCTCCAGCTATTTGTATTTCATGAGTTTGATATTGCAAATTTTCTATATGAGACATTGTTTTTTGCAAATCAATAGGTGCTGGTGAGCTATAATTTAACATGTTATCGTTAAATGACTTATCGTTTAATGACACAAAATAATGCTTAGAATCTAATGCGTCAGTTAGCTTTATGCCAGATATTAAACTATTATCGCTACTAGAAAAAGACTTATTTTTATTTAATTTCATCATAGACGAATTATTATAATCAAAAACCGTTTTATCATATTTTTTATTAGATATATCAAGTGTATGTAAAGTCGAACCATACGCGCCATTTGAAATAGATTCTAATTTACCTTGATTATATTCCGAAGAAATGCTTCTAATTGAAGACCTCTCATATTCAAAACCTTCGCGGGTTTCTAGCTCTATATCCGGATCTGCAAATGGCACTAGCTTATATGTAGAGTATGCATCTTCTTCAATAAGCTGCTTATATGATTTTAATCTTACCTTACCATCGTCCGCAAGTGTTTGATAATAAAAGTATGGAGTACCTTGGTCAAAGGTATAACGCAGTACCCATTCTATTGCAGTGATGGGGCTTATATTAGGATATATGCCATTAATAATATTCTTAGATCCTTTACTAAAATATTTGTCTGATTCTTTTAGTAATAATTGGCTTTTAGAAATTTGATCAATCAGATCAGTCCCTGTCCCCTTAAAGCTTGTTTTCATACGCTTAAATGTGTCAACATAAACGAATTCGCTAACAGCTCTTATATTATATGTAACCAATCCAGGTTTTAGTCTAACGTAATCATATATTTCAGCAATTCTTAAATTTAATTTGAACGACTTTCTTTCACTACTAGTGCTTCCCCTTGGCTGCTTTCTATGCACATATAGTTCTACCTTTTCGCTTCCTTGTAATTTAATAGTTTCGGCAAAATTAATAGAATCACCGATGGATAAAATTACCTCGAGATTAGGGTTATTTAAAGATTCGTTTATTTCAAAATATGCTAGCTGATTAGTGATATCATACACGAAGGTATCACCATCGCCTTGATGCTCTTTACTATTAGCTGTTATTTTTAAATAACCAATATGATATGTTGTAGGACTAGATGCTACACCATCAGCACCAACTCTATTTTGTGATATATCACTCATTAATTAAACTCTCAAAGGTGTCAATAAATTCTCCAATCATAGTAGGATTAATGACACGTATTTTAGATCTTTTATCGTTTAAATCATAAATGTATTGTCTATTACTAGTATAAGATAATTCTGCATTGGTCTTAGTAGCTTCGTAATTATCTTCGTGAAATAAAGAGTTAGTGTATTGTCTTTCTACGCCTTCGTCGTCTGTTATAAAATAGTGATGAGGAGCTTCTGCGTAAGGCCATACCTGATAAGTTGAAACTTCATCAAAGGTTTTAGAACCACTAATAAATTCTGGTGGAGTATTTCCAGATTCATCGTCTCTTAATCCCTGAAATGCAACATTAGTTGTCATGTTTTGAACAATTAATTGATTTAAATCCAAATCTTTTTTAGTGAGTGTCCCTGTAGCGCCAGATACATCACCCGTAATAGTTTCACCTACCGTAAATTTACCAGCTAATGAATTTTGAATATCGTTATCAATGAATGTAATCCTAGTATTAATAGCATACCCATTATATTCTTTTTCTATATATTTAAATATTTGCTCTTGACTCAATGGCCATGCTTTATAGCCATCATGAAGAAAGTCATTAATAACAAAAAATGTCCAATAAAAATCTGGAGTACCATACAATTGCTGAGAAACAATATCAGGGCGCTCTCCGTTTTTAATTTCATAAAATTTATATAATGATGGATTGTCAATAAACTTTTGCACAGGCCTAACAGTTCTAAAAATGTTTACCATTTTAGTAATAGACCCATCGGCCATAATGTCGTAATCTATTAATGGAAATTGTTTAAAAAAGCTCATATATTAACCCTTACCTTTAGCGTCTGGATAATCAAACTTTTGCTGAACTTGACTTGGAGGTCTCTCTGATCCACCTTTTCCTGGTACATGATATAAATCATCACGTGTGAGTTGTCTCTGCTCCTGGAATGATAACGATAGTGTAACATCTGTTGGTGCACCGTCTTTATGGTACATGTTACCATCACTATTATAGGTTGCGTTTAATCCAACCAAGTACGAATCAAAGAGGAATGGTAAAAATTTATTTACCTCCTTACCTTTCATAAATTTAACTCTAAAGAGTGGTGGATATTTTAAAGCAAAATCACCTTCTCTTTTAGCGTACATATATTTTCTGAATGTATGTTCTATAACTCTTATTGTTTCGGCTTCCTTAGCACTTGATGCAACTAGCTGAAAGCTGAGTTCAAATTGCCGTATATTAGAACCTTCGTATGTAAGAGTTGTTTGAGGATTAATAGCAACACCAGCCTTAGCAGCTGCAGCCGCACTAGCATTTAAATCACTGCCTATTCCCATTTTTTGTAAAAGTGCAGAACCGATAGCAGTAGCTTCTAGTTCTCCTACATTAGTGTTTTTGCCTTTATCGTCTTTATCTATCATATCCTGTGCAGCATTAATAACACCTAAATCTATGCTACCAAAATTAGCACCGTCGCCTAATGCAAACCCTGAAGGTATATACAAATGTATTTTAAATACGTCGGTATCGAACTCCGAGCCTATAATCTCAAAGGATACATGATTGCCTCCCTTTGTGACGCTTTCACCGAGTGTAGATGGAAATGCTATTATGGATGACATATTTTCCTCTTATAAATAACTATTTAATATAACTTTATTTATAATGAATGGAAAGGTAATTTATGGCTTACAAGGGAAAATACCAAATTAAGAATACAAAGAAGTATCTTGGAGACCCAACCAAGGTAACATATCGTTCTTTGTGGGAAAGGCAAGCGTTTAAATGGTGCGAAAACAATCCACGGGTTAAGCGATGGAACAGCGAAGAGATTGTTGTACCTTATAAGTGTAAGACCGATGGTAAACTACATCGCTACTTTGTTGATCTTCTCGTAGAGTTTGATAATAAGGATATTATACTTGTAGAGATTAAACCAAAGAAAGAAACTATTGCTCCTAAGGAATCGTCACGTAAAACCAAAAGGTATATTCGTGAAGTGATGACATACGCTAAGAACACATCTAAGTGGACCGCGGCTGATCAATACGCTAAACACAAAGGTTGGAAGTTTCAAGTATGGACGGAAGACACATTAAAGAATTTAGGCATAAAACTACTGAAGAGTTGATATAAATAGTTATATGGCTTCACTATTCGATACACTACAAGCAAATGCATTCAGAGCTGGAATCACAGCACGGACTAAAGAGTCTCAAGACTGGTTCCAAGATAATATTGAAAAATTAAAGATGCCTGCTCGGCAAGCATTACTAAAAGATGACGCACTAGAACCTACATCTAAGCTGATTTATGGTAATATGTTTATGTACTTCTATGACCCTAAACATAAGAAGACCTTACCATATTATGATAGGTTTCCTTTAACGATTATGGTGGATGCTAATAAAACTGGTTTCCAGGGTTTGAATCTACATTATTTAAGACCTGATATAAGAGCTGAATTTTTAGATCGGTTAATGAACCTTGGACCTAAGACGTTAACTGATAAATCGCGTTTAACTAAATTGCGCTATGATTTAATACAGTCAACAAAGAAGTATAAAGAATTTAAACCATGCTTTAAGAGTTATTTAAATGAGCATGTTAGATCTCGTATTGTAAGAGTACCGATGACCGAATGGGAAATAGCTGTATTCTTACCGACAGAACAATTTAAGAAAGCTGGTAAAGCTAAGATCTGGAAAGAATCAATTAGTATTGCGAGGAGCTAATGAGCGTAGATAAACTAAAAGCGGTAATATCCAAAAAGGGTGGCCTAGCTAAGAATAATCGATTCCAAGTATTATTCACACCCCCAACGCAACCACTAGTGGGCATCGATATACAAGGTATCGTTGGTCGTCTATTATCTGGTGAAAGTGCAGGCATTAAGCAATCCATATATGATCCACGTGATATATCAATTTTATGTGAACAGGTTACATTACCTTCTCGTAGCCTCTCAACAATAGACTATATGTCAGATCGCCAGAGTAACAAATTTCCATACACTAGTATTGATGGTGACGTTACGATGCACTTTATTGTAACGAACGACTATTATGCTAAAACACTTTTTGAGACTTGGATGTCTAGTATAGTTGACACTGAAGGTTATCAGCTAGGCTATAAAAATGATTACTCGACTGATATAGTTATACAACAGCTAAATCAGCAAGATATTCCAGTCTTTGGTGTTAAATTAGAGAAGGCATATCCTATTGACGTATCAGCAATTGCATTAAGTGCACAGGACGAAGAATTTACGCGCTTAACTGTAGTATTTGCATACGATAAATATGTAGTGGAAGGAGCATTAAGTAGTACAGCAAGTGCATTTAAAGCTGCGATACCAGAAAAGTTATTAGATATTTTTTAAATTATATTTGAAATGAAGGAGTAGTAAATTATGGCTTTGCCAATTGTAAACAGTAATCGGTATAGTGTGACAGTTCCGAGTACTGGCCAGGAAGTTGAATTTAGACCTTTCCTGGTTAAAGAAGAAAAGATCCTTATGGTTGCGATGGAATCAAAGGATAATAAAATGATGATAAAGGCTTTGAAGGATATACTAAAAGCCTGTATATTTGACGATATCGATATTAATAAACTTACAAGTTTTGATCTAGAGGAATTATTCCTAAGACTACGTTCAAAATCAGTAGGTGAATCTGTGAACATTCAATTAAAGTGTGAAAAAGAAAAATGTAAAGCACTCACACCAATTGAAATAAACCTTGATAATATCAAGATGACTGAGTTGCCTGAAGATAAACACGTAATGGTAACTAAAGATATCGGAATAGAATTTGAGTATCCCTCACTAGACACAGTTAGTAAAATGGAATACGATCCAGGGAAAACATCTCCGGATAAACAAATGAAACTAACACTACAGCTTATTACTAGATGTATGAAGAGTATATTTAATAGCGATGAAGTATGGGATTGCAAAAACCAAACTGAAAAAGAGTTAAATGATTTTATTGAGGGATTAAGCTCTGAGCAGTTTGCAAAGATTACTGAGTTCTTTAGTTCATTGCCTACATTAAAGCATAAGGTAGAGTTTAGTTGTATTACATGTAAGCATGAACAAGAACTAACATTGGAAGGTGTACAAAGTTTTTTTATCTAGCCCTTTCGCATGATACACTAGTTAATTATTATAAAACTAACTTTTCGATGATGCAACATCATAAGTATAGTTTAACAGAACTAGAAGAAATGATACCATGGGAAAGGGAGATATATGTAGCACTCCTTCAACAATGGATCAAAGAAGAAAATGAGCGAATAGCCGAACAGAATAGGAAACAAAAGAGATGACAGAAGAAGTAAAAGAAGCATTCCATCCAGCAGATACAAATGGTGATGGTAAAGTAAGTGCGGCTGAAGAGGCATTATACTTAGAGTTTAAACGTAAAGAGTTAGAAGATGCTGACGCAATGCGAGATGCACAACGCAATATGACGTGGTTCGCACTCGGTGGATTATTGTTATATCCATTCGCTGTTGTTATTGCATCACTAGCTGGTTTAGATCAAGCCCAAGAAACATTAGGCGACATGGCACCTACTTATTTTGTAGCTGTTGCTGGTATTGTTGCTGCTTTCTTTGGTACACAGGCAATGGGAAAGAAAAAATAAATGGATCCAGTAGAAGCGTGGAACTCATTATCTTACTTTGATGGAGTGTTATTCTCCATCTGGTTAGGTATTCTTTATTATGGCAAATGTTGGATCGATAGCAAATTTAAGGATTAGTTAAATGGCCGACGACAAAAAAGACAACGATGCAAAGATAGCTAAACAACAAGAACGGCAAGCCAAGCTAAATGCTACTGAGTTACAGAGTGGATTTGGTGGTACGCTTGCTAAAGAGACTATGAATCAAAATAAATCCCTTAGCGAATTAGTTAAGGATATGAAGCAGCAGTCTAAAAATGTTGTAAAGTCTAAAGATGCTAATGTCGATGTCGGTGATAAAATATCTAAATTAGAAGGAGTATTAGGAATCGACTCTAATGAGCAGACACAAGCTCTTAGAGAAAAATTCGATAATATCAATACTGTAATGCAGGAGCAGGTAGCATTACAAGAGCAAGGATTACCATTTAACCAAGCACTTCTAGACGAATCCCAAGATCAATTATCGACCTTAAAGGAAGGAGTTGAAAGCGAAGAAAATAAACGCGAAGCATTAAAGAAACAAGAAGAAGCTAATTCATTACTTGGTAAAATGGCTAAAGGTATTGAAGGCTTTGGTGGTAAGGTAAAAGAATCTGGTGGCTTCTTAGCTGGCCTTGCCGGTTTGGCTACTCTTTTACTTAATCCTCAAGCCTTTGCGGCAGGCCTGACAAAAATTATAAACTTTGTAAGTGATATGGTATCCGTTGTTGAAAATGTCTTTGCTGGAGAGTTTGGTAAAGCTGGAGAACTACTGAAAGAAAATGGCGGAATGATTGCTGGTATTCTTGGTGGCTTATTAATAATGAATCTTGGTAAAGTTATTAAAGGCGTTAATCTATTAATTAGAGGATTTAAAATCTTCCGTCTATTCATGTTAGGTACTATGGTTCCAATGTTAACATCAGCCTTTACTGCTATGATGACAGCTATGACTCCTATATTTGCGGCCATGGCTCCAGTCCTTTTACCTATTCTAGCAATTGCAGCAATATTTGGTATAATTGGATTGGCTCTTGTTAAGATTAGAGATGCTATGGGATTCACATCAATCTTTGACGTTATGTCATTAGGCATAGCTCATTTACAAGATGCATTCGCTCATGTTGTTAATTTAATAGGCGGTATTGTAAATTTCGTATTAGGATTAGTTGAGAAGTTTGGTAGATTCCTAGGGTTTGAGATTGATCTACCAGAAATACCTAAGATGGATACCAATAACGCTGCTAAGGAAAAGGTAAGACTACTAGAAAAAGCTAAACAAGCAGAAATTGAAAAACAAAAAGAAGCCGAGCAGGGCCCCGTAGATCCTCTGGCTGATCTTGAAATACCCACTGTAGATTCCATGGAAATACCACCAGTGACAGTTGAAGTTCCACCTATTGAAATAGAAGCAGAAGAACGAGTAGTTAAAGCGCCGACTAGTAGAAGACGCCGAAAGAAAATAGATATTGTTGATAAAGCAGAAATGAAGCTAGATGAAATCAAAGCTTCAGTACAACTACCACCAGTAACTACGGGTGAGCAATTATCTGAAACATCAGCTGAAAATATTTTAGCACAGATGCCAGCGACGACTGAAAATAATGTCGTCAATCAGGTTCAAACTTCCAATACACAGAATAGCGGTAATACATCTACCACTATTGTTAAAAATACACCTCGAGGCAGATCTCGCGGTCGATTCGCACGCTAAAAAAAATCCCCTGGCCGAAACTAGGGGATTAGTCGTTACTACTTTATTATTATGACTCTTGAGCCAATTTAGCAAAGTAAGATAGTGTATCATCTTCATCGCTACTTGAACTACTCGCAACATCATCTGCAGGAGCTGCTGATTGAATACTTGGAGCTTCCATAGTATTAGTCATGGCTGGTTCTGGTGCACTCATTGGAGCATGACCAGCATCAACACCTAAAACTTTATTCAATTTAGCTTTCAATTCATCATATGATTTATAGTTATTAGGATCAGTAAAGTCTGATAGAGAATTTAACTTATTGTAGATACCCTCTAATCGTTCTTCATCGCCTTCGTACAAAGCACTAGGTGATGCGAACTCTGACTTATCATAATTTACCCAACCTTCAACTTTTCGGATCTTAATCTTAAAGTCGGCGCCTTCCCAGAAGTCATAAGGATTGATAGGAGTCTCATCTTCAAAATCTGGTTGCATAACATCCATAACTTTGTCAAAGATTTTCTTACCAAACTTATAAAGGAATACCTTACCTTCATTAGACGGGTTAGCAGGATCTGACACTACTAAGACGTTTGATACATAGTGTAGACGTCTCTTTCTTTCTCTAGCGATTGCTTTATCTTCATCACGACCACTATTCCAAAGTACAGCATTAGCTTCTGATACAGGGTCTTGTTGACCTACAGAAGTTAAACTGTTCTCAATATACCAAAGACCGGTAGGACCTTTAAATCCATGATCCCAATAACGTACCCAAGGTAGATCTTCACCTTCCTGAGCAGGTAGGAATCGGACTACAGCGTAGCCATTACCAGCTTTATCACGTGTGGGTTTCCAAAAGCGATTATCGTCGTAACCTTTTGTGCTTTCAGTTTTAGAAGATACAGCTTCCGCTGCCTTTACGAGTTTGTCGATTGACGAGCCTCGTGAGCTCTTAAGGTTTGCAAATGACATGTTGTTTCTCCGTATTAAACATTGTATTAGCTGAATTATCCACTTTATGCATTATATGATAGTCTATTATAACATATTTTCATATGCTTGTAAAGGCCTTTGTCAAAATAGTTTTACACTTATTGACATCGTACTTTACGAAGGGTCCGTACTTATCGATCTTCCGTTGAATATCAGGCCATATAATGGTATCCGATATCTTCTTTGATTCACGAGGTATAAACCCTAGTATGGAATTAAGAATGACCACAGTCTCTAATGATATATCTTCTTGCATCCAAATTTGTACAACCGGAGGATGTTGACCATCGACTGATTCAAACAACTCGTCGAAGGTGCAGTCCTCTTCGGTTAATCTATTTATATCAACACTGAACACACGATGAATACTTTCTCTTATTCTTTTGTGGTTCTTATAGTTGTCTTCTCCTACTTCGTTGATCATGTCGCCAACGTATGAGATACCGTGTTTAAAATTGGCAATATAGTATCCCATTAAATCTTTTTCGTATTGCCTGGCTATCTT